AGCAAAAACTTACTTTTAAGATAGGTTTTTTATAAAAAAACTATATGTTTGTGTGTTTATGCCAGTGCTGGAGCTGTATTTCCTCCCTTTGCGTCTGCTGCTGCGGTTTTTATGGCTGCAATTAGCTCCTTTGTTAATTCTACAATTTCAAACCCCTTGCCAATCATAGCTGTTACAGATATTATAATTCCAAAAATAGTTGCACCTCCAATTGGAAAAAACAACGCTCCAATTCCAAATAACACAAGTACTATAGTTAGTTTTATAGAGTATTTTCCAATTTTTTGAGCTTCTTTATTGCCACCTATTTTTGCTATAATCCATTCAATAGCTTGTCCCAATTTTTTCATAGGCCAGCCTGCTACTTGTTTAATTTTTACAGATATGTCTCTCATTTTTTGAGTAAACTTACTAGGATCTGTAGCTTTGCCAGTAACTTTTATAATTATCTTACATATAGCTTCTATGAGTGCTGCATTACCCAATACTATTGATATTGCTTCTACTATTTGGAGTGCTGCACCACTTTCGTTTAGTTTCTGACGCTTTTCTTGAACAGTTGGCATTAAGGACTCAACCTCCTCAGGTGTTACTTTAGAAGGATCTCCACCTTTTTTTATAGCTGCAATTAGTAGTGCTGCTTGCACATCTTCGTTCTCAACATTCTCTCCAGCTGCGTCTAATTTCTTACTTACTTGTAGAATTGATTGATCAATACCACTTGGTATATTTTCGTTTAATATTTGAGTTGTAGCTTTCATCATAGCCTCAATCTCAGCAACCATTCTGTCAAATTTCTTTTCTAGTACAATCCTGTGTGCTAATTCAGATAAGCTGATTTGTGTTTTATTCATTTGTAATATCTTGAAAGTTCACTTGTATTGTTTGGTCATTATCTACAGCCACTTGTAGCCCGTTTTTAGTAATAGCCTTTACTTCACCTCTATTTGATCTAAATAATACATCATTGTATTTTTTAACAGATGATATATTAAAATTGACCATGATGCCTGCAGGCTTGGGTGGTTGTGTTTCCTTTTTATCGTCTTTTTTTTCTCCGCCGCTGGCTTCAGCATCTGCAGCCGGTTCTTCAGAGCCACCTGCCTCTTTTTCCTCAGCTGCTGCAAAGGGGTTTGCTTCTGTGACTATATGGTACTCACTCAATATCTCAGCAAGTATTTTTATAGTTGTTTCTTTGTCAGTTACCAATTTCATAGTATCGAGATAATCCGTTGCCCATTTCTTCGTATAAAGACTCTAATCGCTGTTGAAGCTTTGTTATTTCGCTAACAGTTTTACTAAACTCTGCGTTTTTAGAATTAAGCTCTTTCATATTACGTTTAATTGTAACTTCATCAAACCACTCTTCAGTTTCTTGCAGCACGATGTTTTCGGCTTCTTCAACAATCTTGGAGATTTTAGCTGCAGCTTCTTTCAAGCCTTCGCTTCTGTATATAATTTCTCCTAAACTTTGATAGTTTTTTATTTCTTCTAACCTTTGAGCTTTTTCTCTGAGGTGTAATTTGCGACCTTCGCCGTTCATTACTTCTTTAAGTTGTTGAATTACTTTTTTCATTGCATTACTGTTATAATCTCATTAATAAGGGTGTTTATTCTGCTGTGGCTAGTGCTTTCTAGTTTTGCATTCTCGTTTAGCGATGGTGACATAAATGCTCCTTGAGTTGATGGATTGCTAACTAAATCCCAACAAACAATTTCAAAATCACCCTCTACTTCAACTTTTCCTTCACCAAGCTCTTTTACAGATCCCATTCCTCTAGAACTAATGCCAAGTCTAATTCCCGACTTTAATAGCTCCTTTGCAATGTTTCCGGAAGGTGTTGATAATATTTCAATTTTGCCCATTAAGTCGCTTCCTTGCCACCATAGGTCCACTACATTATGAGAAACGTTAGCAAGATTTACTACTTGAGATTCAGGATGATCTAACTCTCCTAAAGCTCTTCGTTCTTTAATAAACGTTTGTTTATATTTTTCGGACTCTCTTTTTAAGATAGGCAAAGGATAGCTTCTTCCATTTTGGTTAAAGTTTCGCTGATTGCCTGTGCTTCCACGTTGCATAATTCCAGACACAATTAGCTTACCGTTGTTGTTGGCTAGCGATTCGTGTATTTGTGCCGGTGATATCTCAATTGATCCAATGTAATCTACAATTACTTGTTTCATGGTTTAAAAATTTTAGTTAGGTTTGCAATAACTTCAGATTCTTGATCAAGGTTTCCTAACGGTTGCTCTTTGTCATATCCTTGGTAAATTAACATACCTCTATTGTAATCAATAGCTTGTGGTTCACCTAATAACATAACATCAAACTCAAAATGATCCGTTCCTGCTTGATTATACTCAAGGTCTTCGGGACGGATTGTAATTCCTACTTTGTTGAAGTAGTCTACAAGCTTAGTTTTAACAGTGTTAGCTGTTGCTTCGTTAAGATTATATAAGCTATTTGCTTTTTCTGCTATTTGCGTAATGCGATTATGTATCTTTGATAACGCTTCATTGGTTCTTTTCCAATGAATATTGCTATTAAGTTTTTGTTCAGTTTTTAATTTTATACTATGATCAAGCATGCGAGACAGACTTCCTAAGTTTTTGGCAACTTCTAGGATGTTTAAATTTATTTTTTGAGCATTTGATCTAGTTGAGTCCTCTTTGAATCCTTTGTAGGATAGTTCGTGAAGTTTAATTGAGTTTTTTCTTTCTTTTGGTGCTTTTATTGAGTAAGCATACTGCTCATCTTCAACATTGAAAGAGGTAGGCTCGTCAGCAGTCTCATCACCTACGAAAGCCTTAGGCGTGCTATATACGGCTATGTTTGCTGTAGTACTACCTTCGCGCATCTTTTTAAGTTGTGCTTTTACAAACTCACGAAGTTCGTTTTTTTCTATTTTTTTCATAGTTCTTTTAACAGTTCGTGATACAAAAGCAATGCGTGTACGTGCTCTTCTTTTGCTCGCTTAATTGTTTGCGTTCGATCTAGTAAATGAGCTACTTCTGTTAGTTTAATTGCTGTAATTTTATCAGCTGTTTTGTTGGCTTTTTTAGTCAAAGTCTCTTTAAGTGTCTTGCTTTCACTTATAATAAAGGTACGAAGCTCGTTAGTGTTTGATATATTGTTAATATATTCTTTTAGTATTTTTCGCTGACCAGCAGATAATACAGAATATTTGTCATTAAATTTTTCTAACATTAATTTATATGCAAGCAATCTTATGTCTTCTGATTCTCTTAAATACATTTGAACCTCATCTCGCTCATTTGCTGCTTGTTTTTTGCGGGTAATGTGCTCAGTAACTGTGATACGGCTTTTTACTAGTTCAGCAGCCTGGGTTATTCCAGCTCCTTCAAAGAGCCTGTAAATAGCTGCGTGTAGTTTATATTCCGGAATTGTTGCTTTAAAAAAGTCTTGTAAATTGTAGTGATTTTTAATCTCCTTGATTAGCTGATACTTGCTTTCTTGTAGTGTTTTTTGGCTTAATTGTCTACGCATTTTTATGGTCGTACTTACAAGCATGTCTGCTTTTGCCTCTACTTTAAAACACTCATTAAGAAGTGTTTGGTATAATAACAACTCTTTTGCTAAAGCTTTTTTAGGTCCAAAAAATTCTTTAACAATTTTGAGTGCAGGTGAGTCTACAACACCTACCATAGTATCTGCTGTTATCTGCCTGGTTAGCAATTCAAAAAGTATTCCAGTATTTTTTAACTTGGAATGTGTTGATTTTTTCATATATTTCTCTAGTAATAAGTATGTCACTATTTTGTTATATTACTCGTCTAGTATGTTTTCCTCACTAAGTAACGACAATCCTTCTGGTTTTTCTTCATCAAAGGTCTGGCTTAGCGCTTTGTTTTTGTTAAAAGAATCTAATAATTCTTTGTGTTTAACTAAACCTCCATTGCCAGTATTTGATTTTGATTCAGACAAATTTCTTGTGGCTTTAAATGCTTTTCTGCCCCATGGGTCATATCCCATAGGATGATCGTGTGTCATATATGTTCCAGGTTCTTCTGGACGTCCTGCTCCTGGCCAACCACCCTCAGGTACTTCTGTTTCATCATATCCTTTAGGAACTCCCTCATCTCCCTTGTATAGGGAAGCAATATCGTGAGGAGTTCCAAATGATTGACCGGATTTGGCTGGGTCGTTTCCTTCTGTTTTTATTTGCTCTAAACGGAAAAACTCTTTTTCACCTTTAGCAATGCTGTCTTGCTCCCTCATCCAATCCTCTTCTTGAATGTTAAATAAATTCTCGTAACACCAGTACTTACTAAACAATCTTTGTTCAATTAAAGTTTGAGCAAGTGTTGCCTTTGATGTCCACAATTCAACTTTTTCTCTTTCGTATATTGTATTTGGTGGTGTAAGTTTTAATGAAAAATCTACAATATCCTCATCTTTAAATCCTTGTGCATATAGGTGCACTATTGCAATCTTTGTTAATTCGGATACAATAATCTTTTGAATGCGTTCTACGGTTTTAGCAAAACGAAAATCTTGAGAGGATAGGGTTGACTTTCCTGAGGTATCTTCTTCATATCCTAAATATGCTTTTGGAATTTTTAATGATCCTAACATTCTATTTTTTAGATATTCAATATCAGGAATTGCATCGTGTTGTAAGCCTGGAGTTGTTTCTATTGTTGTGCCACTCTCTGCTCCACGAACAGGAAGATAAAAATCTTCTAGAATGTTTTGCATGTTGTATTTAAGATTGTATTGGCCAGTGGCTTCATCCATAAATGGAATCTTTTTCATCTTATTAATGGTAGATTCCATAAAAGTATCCACCTCATGTGGTGGAATATTACCTATGTCTATTTTAAAAATTCTTTTGTCGGGCGCTCGCATGATTCTATGAATCAACATAGCATCTTCCATTAAGGTTAATTGCTTCCACACCTTCCTTGCTGGCTCTATTAATGAGCGTCCGTAAGGTAAAAAATTAGTATCGGTAAGTAGTCTAAAGTGAGCTATTTCGTAATTTTGATATTCTTCTGTGTCTAGATCTCTGCGATAAAAAGTTGAAGAGGTTACAATGCCTGCTGCAGTATCTCGTCTAAATACTACTTCGTTTGGGTTTTCTGGATTTGCTCCTTCTTCTCGGATTATTTCATATACTGAGATTGGCTCTGCATTTGTTACACCAAACTTTTCAGTGATATTGAGGTGTAGGAAAAAGTCACCGTATTTTAATGTGCTTCTTATCCAAGGCCATAAATTAAATTCAATATTTAAAATATCATAAAATAAATTATGTAGTACTTTATGTATTTTTTCATTTGAAGTTACAATAGTCAAAGTATCATCAAACTCGTCTTTTGCTGTGCATTCATCTGCGTAAATGTCTAATGCTGACGATATAATACTATCGGAGTCCATTGCTTCGTAGTCACGAAAAACCTCCATTCTAGTAGATTGTAATAATTGACCATTGTTGTATGCATTAGATATGCCAGTTCCATATAGTCTACTAAATCTATCAACACGACTATTGTTTTGTAAATTGCCTACTGATTGTATATTATCTGTGTCAATTACTTTAAGTTGGTTTCCACCAATATTACGAATAATAACATCAGTGCTAAACAGTCGTTGTAGTCGTTGAAATAGATTAGGTTTTATGTTTTCAGCCATGTAAATGTGTTTTTAATAAATAGGTCAAATTAACCAAGAAATGTCTTCTTGTTGACCGTTGATGTTCATCCTCCAAGCATCTTGCTTGCTGTGATCGGGTTTATAAACTCCCGTAGATCGCATGTGGTTTAGTGTTGTTTTTGTCAATTCAATTCCCTGCTGTCTTAGTCTTAGAGCTGTGTCTCTTACCCACAATCCCATACACCAACTCATCACTAAATCATCGTTGTATCCTGTTTGAGCTTCCGCTCTTGCATGTTTCCAGATAAAAACAGCTAGCTCATCAAGCAACCTACGACTTCTTATTATACAACCTTTTTCGCGGATAAACAACTCCATTTTGCTAATAAGTAGCGGTCTTACTTTGTGTGACATTGTAAATCCTGCTACTTGGTCTTTTGTCAATTGCAGGTCTGTTGCTCGTGCAAGATATCGCTCTGTGTCAAGTCCCATGTCTTTTGGAGTGTAGTATAGGTTTTTGTAACCCCTCTCCACTACTTGTTGAATAGTTGCCCATCCGATGTTAGCGTTTTCAACAACTAAAAGCGCATCGTTATATTCTGTTGCTACTGATACCAGCATGTTACCATAATCTTTAGTACTAAGCTGGCCTTTATATTCTGCTACCTGTGTTGCATCTTCTACATCTATAACATGAAAAGCAGAAAAGTCTGTAGCATCACCCCTTGCAACGTCTGCCACAACAATGTAATTACGAGAGTAGTTGGGTGATTCCCATATCCACAAGTTACCATCATAGCCGCGTTTTTCTACAGGCTCTTGCATAAAGGTTTCTCGATAAAATGTAAGTAGCTCTGGATGAACAACGGTATTACCAGAAGTACTAAAGTCGCAATCACACTCTTGTGCTGCTAAACGCAAACCTAACTCAACGTCTTGTCTATCTCTCCATTCCTGCGTTCTTTCAGGATGTACTTGCCAAGGTAGCCGTTTTGTAAAAAATTGATTTCTTCCCTCTTCTGATGCCACCCATATTTTGTGAAAAAAGTTGCCAGTTCCGTTAGGAGTACTTAGGATAATACCCTTACCTCCAGTGGATAGTGTTTGTTGTAGTGATGCCCACAACTCCTCTGCGTTATCAACAAACGCAGCCTCATCTATAATTACTAGCGATAACGCCTCTGATCGTCCAGATGTTCCAGAACTTGCTACTGCTTTAATTTGCGATCCGTTTGACAACCTCAACGACAGCTTATTTTTTTCTGTTGTTTTCATCTTCAACCAACTTGGCAAGTTTTCAAACATTACATTAACCTTTGTTACAAGGTTTTTAGATGTGTTTTGGTCAATTGCTACAACGAGTATGTTTTTATCGGTATGAAATAGCATCATCCACAGCGAGTATCCTGCAGATAAAGTTGATATTCCTAGCTGACGAGACTTTAATATAACAACACGATCATTTTCTTGAGCGTGGTTTACAAGTTCCTCTTGGTATGGATATAATTTGAATAGAATTTTGCCTTTTGTAGGATGTTGTATTAAGCAATATTTTTTTAAAAAGTATATTGGATCTTGAGCACAACGCAAATATTCAACTTTTATTAAATCTTTTAATGTTGGGTTGCTCATGTTATTTGATTAACAAAAGCGTTAATAAAATTGTTGCAGTTGAAATAAGACCCCCTCCTAGTGTCTTAATCCATCCTTGACTGTTTTGATTTTTTCTTTGTAAGGTTGTTATGTTCTCTTCCAACTCAATAATGCGGCTAGATGACAGCTTTAGTTTCTGATCATTAATTAGTAATTCCTCTTTGTACAGTTCAATTTTATTATTTTTACCACTAATTATGCTATCCAAGCTTTCAACTTTTTTTTGTGTATTGTATATTATAAATAAAGCAGCTTTGTGCTCCTCTGTTAGGGAGTCTAAACGAAACAGGTCTTGAGCTACAAGACGTGCTACGCTTGTTGGCATACAAACTTGGGATTCGTTATTTGTATCTTTTTGAGAAAAAGCTGTCAAGCTCAGTAGTAGTGTAACGACTAACACTTTTAATTTTTTTATCATAGTAGTTTCTTGTTTCAATTAACCTATTGCTGGCTGAGTCTATTCTAGAATCTAACCGTTTTATGTCTAGTTGGTAATTATTAATATTGGTATCTAGTTCAAGTTGCTTATTTTTATATTCAAGTAGTACTGTGTTAAGACTGTCAACTTGACGCATATACTGATACTTTAGTTTATCCTCTATTACAGGCTTTGAAAAGTTACGTATAATAAGAATGTAACCAACTAGGAGCGTAACAACTATGATTAGGATTAAATTTGTTTTTGTAACTTCTAATTTCATCTTAAAATGTGTTTCGTTCCATGTCCATGTTATCCGCATAACTTCGAGCATACTCATGAGCATAGTCATCAATAAGATCATATAAGATGTCCAATTGCTTTGTATCTAACTTTCCTCGGAAGATTGGGCTATTTGTATTTTGCGTTATATTACTAAAA